CTTCAAGCCGCTATAGCTGTTTTGGTTGCTCATGCCGAGATAGCCGTTTGCTTCGGCTCGATCTTGAGGAAGTCGCAATCGTGCTCCGGGTCGATCCAGACCTTCCAGACCTCCCGCTTCACGAACGCGCCGAAAGGCCCTGGTTCACGAGTCCAGCTATCTAGGCTCATGTGACCCATCGGCTTCCCGCAGTGCGTACAGGCCGACACGAACTTGAATGTCTGGTCGAACGTGAACTGCGGGACATCGTCTCTATTTCCGTTCGTGGCGCTCATAGGCAAGCGTCGATCCAGTCAGCGATCTCAGAGAAATTCTTCTGGCGACCTGCATAGTCATTCATCCCGTCGTTCATGTTCTCAAGGGCGACGCGGGCCCACTCGGTTAGACCGAATCTCTCTTGCTCGCTGCCATTGGGAGTTTTTCGATTCCCGCAGTCGATGCCGTGAACATGGAGCAGAACCCCTAGGCAGCAGAACTTGCCGTCTCTGTGAAGGGTGTATTGGCCCTGCTGGTAGTTGCCGCTTCGCAGGGCCTCAAGCCACGTAGCCTTCGCTGCGGCCACCATCTTCGCCGTATCGTGTTCTGTGGCGCTCATGGTGTTATCGAGTCGGGAACCGCTCTTTGATGCGCCAGCAGCGAACGGTTTGCTCATCAACGGTTCTGGTGGAAATGACGATCTGAGCCTTGCGGGCACAGAACGAAAGCGTCGTGCGCTTGAGAATCGGATACAGGAACGAATCGCCGTTTTTCATCTTCTTCATCTGCTCGATGAGCGGATTCTGTGAACCCTGTCGCTTGTCTGGAAGCGGGATACCCTTTTCGATCTTGATTTGTCCGTTCTTCATGGTTGTTCCTTTCGTCGCCCCGTCCGTGCAATTCACGCTCATCAGAATCTCTCCCAAGTGCGGTGTATGAGGTACTGCCGCTCGCCGCACTTCGTGCATTGGCGCTCCCGGAAGTCGTCACCGGGCCGGTGCCAGCGGTGTTTGTGACCGCAGACACACAGCACGGCGAAAAAGGCGCAAGTCCCGAGAAACCACCAGATCACGCTTCCTCGCTGATGGTGGCCGTCGCAATGTCCGGGTTGTAGGGAAGATCGTTTGTGCGGCCAGCCTCATCCAACACACTTAGGATGGCGTCGCGCAGCTTGTCCTGCCCGCGCTGACCGAGGGACTTCTGCACCCGCACTTCCAGTGTGATGTAGTAGGTCATTTGAACCTCCGTATTAAGTGTTGGTACATTAAATACCCGCACAGGAAGGTTGTCAACATTTATTTGTTGGTACATAATCCGCGCATGGACGCACCGAAGAAGGGCAGGGGAAGGCCGCCGGTAGAGAACGGGGAGCGGCTGTACCTGACGATCCGGATCAGCGAGGCTAGGAAGGCCCTGTACGAAGCCGCAGCCAAGCGGGCAGGGGAAACCCTCTCCGCGTGGGTAAAGCGCGTCCTAGACCGTTCTAGCAAGCGGTAGATCATTCCCACGGCCACCACTTCCCGTCGAGGACGCAGCACGTCAGGTAGACGAGCAGGGCCGTCAGGAACGTCATCGGCAGGATAAAGAACAGCCACCACGCTTCGGTTTCGGTCATTACTTAGCGCCTCGATCAGTCATCGGTCCTATCACGCCGGATGACGCTCGCTGAAGCTGTCCATCCAGTACTGGAGCACGTCGTCAGCCTCTTCTTTTGTAAGGCCGGGGAACGCCCTCATGAGGTACGGACGTGCGCCGAACATGTTCGTTGCTCCGGACTCACGCAGTTCGTCCAGAAATTCCAGATGCTCATCGGAGACGATTGCGGGACGTTCTTTCGTTTCCATAGCACTTCTCCTATGAAGATTGGCTCTATTACCTATCGATGCCATCTAGACGCACCTTGAACTGCACAGCGATCAGCGCGTCCACGTCCTTGAACTTCGGAATCAGGATCACGTTCGCGCCGAAGCGCTTGTACTCGGCGCTGACGTGCGGGATCGCGACCGGGAAGAATCCGCCGTTGTTCACCGTGTAGCCATCGAGGACACCGGCCGCTACGCCAGCTCGCAGATATCCGTACCGCAGCGGCCTCCATGCGTACGTCAGATACCGTGATCGCTTGTCGATGCTGTTCTTGAACGTGCCGGCGTAGAAGTTCCCGATCTCCACGCCGCCGCCGATATGGTTCTCGCGGTAGTGGCCGTTCTCTCGGTAGTAGTCCGAGTCGTGCGTGAGGTGCTTGGAGAACAGGCCCGAGGTCAGCCAGACGCCCTCTGCTCGAGAATCCGGCATGAACGATAGCGCCACCGCGATCACTGCGAGACGAATGTTGGGGCCCAGCAGCGAGCGGCGTTGCGGCTCGCGAAAGCCGTCCGGGATGGATGCCGATCTAAGCTGGGCCCCGTGGTTCATGCAGCTCTCCTCGCCGTCAGCGCAGCGGCCATGTCTTCCTGCAGCCAGGCGAGTAGCCCGTACTCGTTGTCGTGGGGAACCCGGTACAGCCGGATGAAGGCCCGCAGTCCCATGTGGTGCACGCCGCCCGCGCCGCGGTGGTGGCCGCCGATCGCTCCCTTGCCGCAGAGCGGCACGACGAGCCAGTTGTTCTGATGGCTGGATCCCTCGCCGAGGTGATGAACCTCCGTCGGCAAGCCGGTATCCAGCTCGGGGAAGCGCTTGCAGATGAGGCACTTCATCGAGGCCACGAGTCCCATGTAGCGAGACTCCGCTGCGGTGGAGCGCTGGTTCATGCCGCGAGCCTTTCCACGTCGCCACGGAGCTGCGCGAGCTTGTCCTCGACATCACCGAGGAAGCGGATCACCTCAGCCTCGAGCGTTTTGATATAGACGTCGTCGCGGTATACGCGATACCTGTACAGCCGCATCCGGGGCTCCAGCATGTCTGGGCAGTAACTGCCGAAGTCCCACCACTCGCGCTCGGCGATCCACAGGCCACCCTGGATCTGCGGCTTGTGCTCCGGCGGGTATGCGCCGCGGAGCATGGTCTCGACGTGGACGTGAGGAAGAACACACTTGAATTCGCACCCGCCGTTGTTGCCGACGAGCCCATCAGGTGAGGCGCCGGCCATCAACGTATCGTGCTGACAAAACCCAACCTGCTCGACAAAGTCGTCGATCGTGGATTCGTAGTAGAGCCGCGCCATGGCCTCTTGCTCGGAGCCGCGCTGCGTGTGCGCGTTGTTGAATGACTCCGTGACCTTGCCCGTCAAGCGCTCGCCGATGACCTTGCGCATGTACGCGGCCCGGGTCTTGCCCTCGCCCTTGGCGAGTACGCTGGCGAACTCGGAGGCCGTAGCGCGTCCGCAGCGCGCGGCGTGCCACTCAGGGGTGCCCTGGTAGCAGGCGACGATCTTCATGCGGCCTTCGCCTTCCGGTCCTTGCGCGTCCACTGCTCGCCGCAACGTCGGCACTCGAAAGTGCCGCCAGCGTTCGTCGTCGCCACACGCTTGCCGCGCCTGTGGCCGAGAAGCCAGCACGTGAGGCGCGCGATCATGCGGCCACCGCCATCGGCTCGTCGGGGGCCTTGCCATCCAGCACGTTGGCGTGCCCGAGCATGATGTTCTTCAGCTTCAAAGCGCTCTCCGTGTCGCCAAGTGGCTCGCACACCGCAACTGCCTTGCGCCATTCGTCCTTCGCCGCGGCCTTGGTGTCGGTGGCGAGGATCGCGGCCTTGAACTTCTCGAATTCGTCCTCAGGCAGTTTGTTCGGCGTGACGTTGATGCCCTCGCCGCCGTCCGTGTTGAGGTGGTGTACCGCCTGGTCGAGACGCTCGCGCCGCGGCCAGTACTTTGCGGCCTGCTTGACGCACGTTTTCTTGATCATCTCCTCCTCGTCGGTCTTCCATGGCCCGGTGCCCTTTTTGTAGGCCTCGGAGCGGTCCCGGATCTTGTAGACGTCGGAGATCTTCATCGGGTGCGTGAGGTAGTCACCCCCATCGGTCTTGACGACGCAGTACACGCCGATGATTGGCCCGCGGTCCGTTTTGAAGGGCGCGTACTTGTGGATTGGCTGCTTGTCGAGGCCCTGTAGCTCAAAGGTGTCCTTCTCCCGCACGATCACCGCCTGGCCCCACTGGATGGCGCCGCACGCCTGCGCGATGTGGAGGAGCCCCATGTAAGAGATGTCGAGGCACACCGCGCCGCCGCGCGGCACGAGGTAGGCGAGCTTCTGCGCCGGGTTCAACGTGATGCCGAACGCGGCCACGTTGATCACCGCGTTCTTGGCGGACTCAGGGTTACTCCGTGCTACCTTGGCGACGTAGTCCTTCTCTTGGAAGATTTGCAGAGCAAAGCCAGCCTCGCGCTCGAACTCCATGGTCTTGTCGACCCGGACCGTCAGGAACCGCTCGCGCTGTTCCTCGATCAGGGCGGGTAGGTCATTCACATCGCTCTCCTTAAAGGACGGGTGCCATGGCCCACACGGCCACGGCGATGAAGAAGAAAGCCTTAGCCGCGTCCTCGCGGCTCATCAGGCGGAAGGCGTCGTGCTCACTCATCGTCGTAGCGCGCCGCTTCGATCTCCGCGGCCTCCTCCTCGATCCAGTCCTGCTTGCCGAGGACGTAGCCTTGGACGATCTCCTTTGCGCGCTCTGCAAGCGCGGCGGCGTCGAGCAGGAAGTGATCGCCGGCCTTGCAGTTCAGCGCGAGGAGGCCTTCGAGAAGGGCGAGTACGTCGAGGTAGCGAAGTTCGTCATTGACAGCGCATTCGAAGATGTCCTGCGCGTTGGTGCGGTGGATGGTCTTCCCATCTACCAGCTTGTCGACGAGCGCTTCGACGGCCTGCTCACGCAGCGCGCCGTCGGCGGCGTCGTGCAGGTCGCGCGAAGGTTGGCGAAGAGGAGCGTTCACCGCCCCTCCTTCCTGACGTAGCAGGCGGGGCAGGGCTGCTGGTGGTCGTGGTACTTGGCGGTGACCGTCGCGTCGCAGTCCTGCAGAGGACAGGAGAGCGCTACGCGGTCCTGAGGAGTGAGGTCGGTCTTGCGCTCATACGCGGCGCGCTCGATGGACGCGGTGACTTCGGCGTCGATCAGCTCATGCGTGTCGCGGTACTCGCGGTGCCCGATTAGGGCGAGAGTTACTGCTGCGGCTAGCAGTAGATCGTGCTTCCAGAGTCCCTTGCCCATCGCTCCCTCCCGTAGTGCAAACGCTTAGGAAGGAATATAGGCACACCTAACGATATTGTCAATAGGGGTGCCTAACGATTAACGAAATAAATGTTGTCGCCAGAATAATGGCGAGGCTAAAGGCGTGAAGGAGCGGGGTGGCGGCTTACTTACTTCTGGCTGTCAAGCAGCGCCCGGGCTGCAGCGATCAGAGCCTGCTTGTTCTTACCGTCGAGTTGATCGAACACCTCGGAGAGATCGTCCAATAGATCAACCGTCGTCCTGCGCGATGGCCCCATGATCTCTCTGAGCGGGACGCCAAGGGCCGCGGCGACCCGCATGAGCGTGTCGGCCTTCGGTTTCTTTGTCACCTGGTGCTCCAAGGCCCATAGGCTTGGTTGTTTGATGCCGGAACGCCGCGCTAGTTCAGCCATGCTCCAGCCTTTGCGGTTGCGCAGCAGGGCGATCTTTGAGCCGTCGTAGTTCATTAGCGCATCCTGCGACAACACGCATTCGGCGGGCCTATTGACATCGTCGTTAGGGCTGCCTATAGTTGCGGCTAATGACATATGGCGAATTGATCAAGTTCTACGGCTCGCAGGCGGAAGCCGCGCGCTCGCTTGGGCTGAAACCGCCCTCGATCCACGAGTGGCGCGACAACACGATTCCATACGAACGTCAGTGTCAGATTCAGATCGCGACGGGCGGGCGCCTCATGGCGCGTCGCAAGGACGATGCTCGGCTGGCCCAGAAGGCGCGCGCTGCGTGACGCTAACGGTCCACGCACTCGAATCGACTGATCGCCAAGTAGGCGGTGTCGGTTCCCAGGTGGCGCGCACGGTGGCCCGATGCAGCGCAATGCTGGTTGGCGGCGGCCATCGCGTCGCCGAAGCGCGCCGTGCCGTGCTCGATTGTGAAGTGGCGACCGGCATCTGCAGGAACAGTAATCGCGCAGCCGGACAGCATCAGTACGACGATCAGATAACGCATTTCTTCCCCCCCTTTGTTCAACTCGCAAGCAGCATATATTTTTTCGCCAAAACAAGGCTTACGAACGCTTGCGAAAGATTCGCAGGAGTTCGCACATGAACCAGACATCCTTGTTTTATGAGGATGTTTTTGACGTGGCCCGTGCCGCGGTGCAAGCCGCAGGCGGCACGAAAGCCGTAGCCGGGCGGCTCTGGCCGCATCGCCCCATCGCCGAGGCGCAGCGCGAACTTCTCGATTGCCTCAACCGCGAGCGGCCCCGCAAGTTCTGCATCGAGGAATTCATCGCGGTCCTGCGCATGGCGAAGGACGCCGGCTTCCACGCCGCGAAGCACTGGATCGACCAGGACATCGGCTATCAGCCGACGGCACCTCTGGATCCCAAGATCGAGCGCGATCGCCTTGCTGAGGAGCTCGCCCGCGCCGCGGATCAGTTCAAGAGCCTGCAACGTGCAGTGGAGCGCCTGACCGAGACGAAGCTGACCGTAGCCAAGTAGCCGCCAGCCCGGCATAGACCGGGCATTTTTTCGCCCTGACCGTTAGGGCAAATCGGGACAACAGGGCATAGAACTATGACAGCACGACAGCAGACCGAACTACTTCAGCAGCACCCCCTCAGCGCAGCCTTCCCCTCAATGCCGGAGCAGGAGCTTCAAGCCCTGGCGATCGACATCGAGAAGAACGGACAGCGTGAGCCGGGCGTGATGTACGAGGGCAAGGTACTCGACGGCTGGCATCGCTACTTGGCGTGTCAGGCGGCGAACGTGGAATTCCGGACGGTGGCGTTCGACGGCGCGGATCCGAAGGCGTTCGTTTTATCCGTCAACGACAAGCGCCGGCACTCGACCCCGAGCCAGCGCGCCGCCAGTGTCGTGAAGGTCTCTGAGTGGCGCCCGGCCGGGCGTCCAGAAAAGGGTGAACCTGGTTCACCCTTTTCCACGAACGCGGAAATGGCCAAGGCCGCCGACGTGTCCGCGCGCACGATCCAGCAGGCCAAGGCCGCGGAAGAAGCCGGCCTTGGAGATGCCGTAAGGGACGGCGCTATCTCTGCGAAAACCGGAGCAGAGCTAGCCAAACTCCCGCCGGGCAAACGCGCCAAGGCCGTCAAAGCGATCAAGGAAGGCAAGCCCGCGCTGCCGAAGGAGAAAAAGCCCTCTGGCGACGTGGCGAAACTGCAAGCACGAATCACGGAACTGGAAGAGCAACTTGCGGGTGCCAAGGAATCGCTTTCCGAGCTAGCCGACACCGCCGCGTCCGTCGAAGCGTTCAAGAACGACGAGCAGTTCAAGGAGATGCAGGTGTTACGTGCCGAGCTTCGATCCGCGAAGCGCCGCCGCGACGAGTTGATGCGCGAGAACGCCGAGCAGAAGAAGCTGATCGCGTACTGGAAGAAGAGGGCCGGCGCGAAGTGATCCATCTCTATCCGCGCGCTAGGGGATGGTTGGTGCTCAGCATCTGGAAGCCGGAGCCGCATATCTACGGCGTGTTGTGGGACATGCTCCCCTATGGTGGCTCATTGACCTCGGCCAATGACGACTGAGACCGCGGGCAATCTCGAGCTGCGGCCCTACCAGTCGGCGGCGATTCAATCGCTGCGCGAGGGCGTAAGGACGGGCCACAAGCGCCAGATCCTCGCGGCACCGACGGGCTCAGGGAAAACCGTATGCGCGGCGCACCTCATGCAGGAGGCGGCAAAGAAGTACAGCAGGGCAGTTTTCGTCTGCGACCGCGTGGCGCTGGTGGATCAGACGAGCGCGGTGTTCGATACCTACGAGATTCCACACGGCGTCATTCAGGGCGACCACTGGCGCGCAAAGCCTTGGGAGCGCATCCAAGTCGCCTCGGCGCAAACCCTAGCGCGCCGCGGATGGAAGAGCGACGAGATCAACCTCATCGTCGTGGACGAGTGCCACACGCTCTACAAGGGCGTGACGGACTTCATCGAACGGCATCCAGAAGTGCTGGTGGTCGGCCTCACGGCCACGCCATTTAGCAAGGGGCTCGGGCGGATTTTCTCGAACGTGGTGAACGTCGCCACGACCGACCAGCTCGTCAAAGAGGGATTCCTGGTTCCGATCAAGGTCTACGCGGGTGTCGCTGCGGACATGGCCGGGGCGAAGACGAAGTTCGATGGCGAGTGGGCTGAGGAGGAGATGGAGAAGCGAGGCCTGACCATCGTGGGCGACGTGGTTTCCGAGTGGATCGCGAAAACGACCCAGCACTTCGGCGGACCCGTCAAGACCATCGTCTTCTCGGCGACCGTCGCGCACGGCGAGGAGCTGTGCCGGCGCTTCAACGACGCCGGCTTCAACTTCCAGCAGGTGTCCTACAAGGACGGGAACGACGAGAACCGCCGAAAGCTAATCGAGGAATTCCGCAAGCCGGATTCCGAGATCATGGGGCTCGTGTCGTGCGAGGCTCTAGCGAAGGGCTTCGACGTGCCGGACATCAAGTGCGGAGTGTTCGCACGGCCTTACCGCAAATCTCTATCCGGTCACATTCAGCAGCTCGGGCGCGTCATGCGCCCGTACCCTGGCAAGGACTTCGCGCTGTGCCTCGATCACTCCGGCAACTTCCTTCGCTTCATGGGCGACATGCAGGAGGTCTTCGCGCAGGGCGTCTCCTCGCTGAGTGACAAGGAGTACGACGCCAAGGTCAGGAAGGAGCCTGACGAGAAGGAAAAGAAGAAGTTTGCCTGCGGCGCGTGTCACTTCGTGATGGGGTATGCCGCACATTGCCCGGCGTGCGGATGGGAACGGCCGAAGGCGCGCTCCGAAGTGAAGGAGGTCGGCGGGGAGATGCACGAAGTAAGGATGGACGGCCCTGCTGCAAACCTTCCGACGTGGGCGCAGGACCGGACATCGGTGCTGCGGCAACTCTGCGGGCTTGCCTTGGAGCGTAAGCGCGGCGACGAAGCCGCAGCCCGCAAGTTCGTGCTCGCGCAGCACAAGGAAATCCTCGGCGCATGGCCTCCGCGGGATTTCAACGTGCAGGACGTGGAGATGCCACAGCCGGCGTTGGTCAAACGCGTGCAGCACAACCTTATTCGCTATGCAAAGCGGAGGGCCGCGTGAACTTCATGGCCCACGCTGCGGCGCACGGCTTGGTCATCAATGACCTGATCGCGGACGGTCGCTGGCATAGATGCCCGACCGATGACAAGCCGCGCAAGAAGAACGGGGCCTACGTCTGGGACGGCCAGCGCGGCTGCGTCATCAACTTCGCGACCATGGTGCACGGCGCGGCATTCCGCCCCGACGGCAAGGTGGAGAAGGTCGACCGCGCAGCCATCCGCAAGATGCAGGCGGACAACGCGCGAGCCGAGCGCGAGCGTCAAGCCGAGGCGCGAGCCAAGGCCGAGGACATGGTCAAGGCCGCGTCGCTCTCCACGCATCCCTACCTTGTGGCGAAGGGCTTCCCGGCGGAGCAGGGGCTTGTCCTCGACGGCGAGCTTCTCATTCCGATGCGCGAGTTCACGCTGTACCGGCAGATCAATAGCGTTCAGCGCATCCAAGCCGACGGCACGAAGCTCTTCCTGCCCGGCGGCAAGGCGAAGGGCTCGGTGTTCTTCATCGGTCCGTTCATGGCGCGCGAAAGGTGGCTGGTCGAAGGCTATGCCACGGGGCTCTCCGTGCGCGCTGCGCTGCGCGAGCTATTCCGGGAGGCCCAGATCGTCGTCTGCTTCTCTGCGTCAAACCTGGCGCACATAGGGCGGCTGGTGAAGCCGCTGAACATGGCGGCCTACGTCGCCGCCGATAACGACAAGAGCGAAGCGGGGGCGCAAGCCGCCGCGGAAACCGGCCTGCCGTGGGTAATGCCGCCCACGGTTGGCGAAGACATGAACGACATGCACCAGCGCGAGGGCCTGAGAGCCCTGGTCGCGCTTATTCGAGCAGTACGCAAACCGGCGATACAGGACGTTGACCGCAGCCACGTTACATGCGGTGGATACCGGTAATCCAGGTTCCGGTAGCAGGGAAGTAAACCTGCCGGGTGGCGTAAATCCCACGCCCGGGGGCAGCGAGGGGTCCGACGACTCGCTGCATGGTGGGAGCCGCGAACGCGGGGTGACGCCGACGAGCCCTTCAGCCTCCGATTTCTATGGGGGGTTGGGGGGTCGCGTCGGTGAAGAACAGCAAACCTTCAACGAAGGGAGATGTGGATCGTGCAGCCAAGCCTCGAAGGTCAAAGAAACGGGCTTCGTGCGATGCGCGCTGAAAAAGCGCTGGGAATGGATCGCGGAAAAGGAGCTTTGCCAGTTCAACCCCGCGCAGTGGCGCGCATGAGGGATAGGCGAACCCTCGAGCAGAACAAGCGCTTTCACGCGATGGTGCGGGACATCGCGCAGCAGGTTGAGTGGGCCGGCGAGAAGATGGACGAGGAGGACTGGAAGCGCCTCCTGCTGGCGTCCGCCTACGGGCAGAAGGTCGTGCCGAACCCGTTCGGTGGGAACTTCGTAGTGGTGAACATCAAGCGCAGCAGCGAGCTGCCGCAGAGCGGCGACGTCAGCATGGCCTCGCTCATTACGCAGATCCTGGCGTTCGGTAACGAGCGCGGCGTGCGCTGGACCGATCCTGAGTGGCAAGCCTATCTGGCGGAAGTGGAGGGGCGCAATTGAGACACGCCGCCCGTACCGACAGCAACCAGCGGGAAATCATCGACGCCTTGCGCAAGGTAGGCGTGACGGCCGAGTACATCAAGCAGCCGTTCGACTTGGTCGTCTACAACCCGCACACCAAGGAAACGTCGTTCGTCGAGTGCAAGGTACCACGCCCGACCAGCGAGGGCGGAAGCCACGGACTGACCAAAGCTCAATCGGATTTCATCGCGCGCTGGCCCGGACCAGTCCATGTCGTCAAGTCGGTGGACGAAGCGGTGCGCGCAGTGCTCGGCGAGAAGGTGTTCACGTGAACCGCGGCCAGGCGCTTGTCCTCCTGGGCAATGGGCGCTACCGATACCGAACAGACGCCCTGCCTCGCCATAGCGTGCTCGCGTTCGAGATCCTGCGCGGCCCGCTGATCACTCGCCCAGAAGCGCCGGCTCAAGAGCCGAAGCCATTCGTGTGCAGGCGTTCTAGGCGCACAAACCTCGTGGAGAGAATGGTGCAGTTCCTCCGCGAGCAGCGTGGAAAGAGGCACAGCTTTGCGCAGGTATGCAGTCGCCTCGGCATCTCTCGCTCTACGTACAACAAGACCATCCTCGATGGCATCTGCAGGCACGGCCGCGTCCGCCGCCGCATCGAGCGCAAGCACCGCAAGAAAAGCGGCGCCGTCTATTGGGTGGAGGAGTGATGGAAAGCGTCCTCATCACCGGCGGCTCTGGATTCCTCGGGCGGGCTCTTACCGAGCGACTGCTAGCACAGGGCTGTGAGCGCATCTGCATCTACTCGCGGAACGAGTATGCGCAGGCCCGCATGCGGGCTGACTTTCAGGACGATCCGCGGCTGCGCTGGTTCATCGGCGATGTCAGGGATGCCGAGCGGATGGAGAGAGCGCTGCAATCGGCAAAGGCTGTGATCCACGCCGCGGCGCTGAAGCGGATCGAGGTTGGCCATTACAACCCCGACGAGATGACGAAGACGAACGTGGTGGGAACCATGAACGTCATCGAAGCCTCGCGCCGAGCCGGCGTGCGCAAGGTGGTGCTCGTGTCCTCCGATAAGGCCTTCGAGCCGGTGAGCGCATACGGGCACAGCAAGGCGCTGGCCGAAAGCCTGGTGCTGGCGGCGAACAACATCTCCCCATGGGGGCCTCGGTACTCGGTGTGCCGCTACGGGAATGTGTCCGGGTCCACGGGCTCGGTGATCCCGGTATGGCGTGAGCTCATCGCGAAGGGATTCGCGGTGCCGGTAACGGACCCGGACTGCACGCGCTTCTGGATGAGCCGGGAGGAGGCCGCAAGCCTGGTGCTCGGTACGCTGGCGACGCCAGAGGGCGGTGAGTTGGCGATACCGAACCTTCCTGCATACCGGCTCGGTGATTTGGCCGAGGCGATGGGTGCCCAGGGCGTCGAGATCAAGGGCCTCGGCTCATTCGAGAAGAAGCACGAGTCCATGGCTGCCGGGAATTGCAGCGCCAGCGCGCGACGCATGTCGGTTGAGGAATTGCGCGAGCGCCTTACGGAGGTCGCGTGATGGCCAACCCACATCAGGTTACGAAGGACTTCGAGAAGGCGCTGTGCGAATACACCGGCGCGCCGTACGCGGTGGCGGTGAACTCCTGCACGATGGCGTTGCTTCTAGCGGTGGCGTGGTGTTTGCGCGGCAAGGCATTGATCGATAGGGAATACGACAAACGCCAAGCCGTCGAGATCCCGAAGCGCACCTACGTCTCGGTGCCGATGTCGATCATCCACGCTGGCGGTCGCCCGACCTTTCGCGATGAGAACTGGCTCGGGGACTACCAGTTGCGGCCGTTACCAGTCTGGGATTCGGCCCGATGGTTCACCGGCGGCATGTACAACCTGTCGAAGCAGTTCGTGTGCGTGTCGTTCCACTGGTCGAAGACGCTCGGCATCCAGCAGGGCGGCGCAATCCTGCATGACGACCCCGAGGCCGACGCATGGCTGCGTCGCGCGCGCTTCGACGGCCGCAAGGAAGGCGTCGCGCCGAAGGATGACGAGTTACCAATCGTCGGATGGCACTGCTACCTAAGCCCGGAGGTCGCCGCCGAAGGGCTGGTGCGCCTGTCCTTCCTCCCAAAGTACAACGCACCGCTACCTAACGACGACTACCCAGACCTCTCCAAGCTGGAGATCTTCAGATGAGTGAACCACTGGTCGAGCTGATCGTCGGCTCCGAGGAAGGGAAGGTGGTAGTGGCCCTCCGAGAGGACAAGACCTTCGTCAAGTGCACGAGTGCCCCGGATATGGCCGCGCAGATCGGTAAGCAGATCATCGACGAGGCGGTGAAGTGCGGGGCCAAGGTCACCCTCACGCTGCCTCGCAAGGAGATCAGCGGCATGAAGCGCGCGGCGCTGGTGACGCGGTGCGCCCTGGTGATGCGCAACCAGCTTGAGCGAGGGATCAAGCCCGACCATCTCTCCGAGCAGATCGTCGACATCGTGCTCTCGGGGGCGCAATGAAACCGGACGACTACGCCGAGCTTCGGAACCTCGTCCGGTACGACGCGCGTAGGCGGGAGTTCACCGCATCGTCCTGCTCAGGCAAGCACCGCTTCGAGTCGTTCACGCAAGCCGACCGAACCATTCGCCGCGATCTGCGCAAGCAGGCGCGCGCGTATCACTGTAGCGACTGCCATGGTTACCACGTTGGAGGCGTCGCGAACTACAGGCGCAAGCGGCTGGCGCGGGAGGGCAAGTGCGCGTAGCCATCATCCCGGCGCGAGGCGGTAGTCGGCGCATCCCCAAGAAGAACATCAGAGAGTTTCATGGCCGCCCGATCATCGCCTACAGCATCGCCGCCGCGCGGGAATCTGAGTTGTTCGACCACGTCATCGTCTCAAGCGACGACCCGAAGACGCGAAAGATCGCGCGCCAGTGCGGCGCCATGGCGATTGATCGCGAGTCGAAGCTGTCCTTCGACGATGTCGGGACACAGGAAGTCGCTGCCGACGCGCTGAACCAGATGGAAGTGGAGCTTGGGATCTGCGGCGTCGAGTACATGTGCTGCATCTATGCGACGGCGCCGATGCTCACTGCCCACGATCTGCGCATTGGGCACCAAGCGATGCTCGAGACAGAGAGCTACGCCTATATCCACGGCTGGTACTACTGGGGAAAGGCGGACTGGTTCGACGATGTTCCGCTGGAGGACGGGGTCGAGTTGCACAAGCCGGCGGACCGATGGATCGACATCAACACAATGAGCGATTGGCAGCGGGCTGAGGAGATGTACGCCGCGTTACATAGGGAGGAGGCATGAGGGCTGAGATATATGCGCTACGTCATCCGGTAAATGGCGAGGTGCGCTACATCGGAAAGGCGAATTGCGCGAAGCGCCGTTTGGCAACGCATATCAGGGACTCTCGGAGGCGGCGCTCTCCGCTGTATTCATGGTTGCGGTCGCTAGAGAGCCCACCGCTGTGCGAAGTCCTTGCCGTGAGCACGGGCGACAGATGGCAAGAACTGGAGCGCGACGTCATAGCTCAGTGGCGCAAGGAAACTCGTTTGCTCAATCTCGCGGAGGGCGGCGACGAGCCGAAATGCAGCGTTGAGGTGCGACGCAGGAACGCTGTCCATCTAAACAAGAAAATCGCCCGCGACAGTCCGGAAGGAGCGTTGCGGGCTCTGCTTAGGAGATTTGGGTGTGACGCGCACTGGTTAAGTTCTAGTCCAAGAGCGGCGTCGATTCCCACTGAAGACCGAACGAGAACGGTAGCGCGACTGCGCGCTTGCATGGACCGGATTCGTGCGCTGAGAGCTAAACATGGTGCAGCTGTCGCGGCTTACATACTGCGCGACGTTATAGAGAGAGCTACTGGTTATCGCGCGGTAGACGACAGGGAGATGTATGGACGCAACTGAATTCTGGAGGGGGAGCTTCGGCACTGAGTACACGCAGCGCAATCGGGTCAACGTCCTGCAGCGCGTGCCGTTCTGGTCGGCGATGCTGGGTATTACACAAGCACGATCGGTGCTGGAGGTGGGCTGCAATGCCGGTTGGAACCTCCGTGCCCTGCGGTCTGTGGATTCCAAGCTGGATCTCGTCGGCGTGGACTTGAACCGCGATGCCCTCGCCGAAGCAGAAGCGGCAGGGCTGGACGTCCACCAGATGAACGGTTCCGAGGTGGCCGACGTATGGCCGCAGCACTTCGATCTTGTCTTCACCGCCGGGGTCCTGATCCACGTACCCACGGAAGACCTCGGGGCGGTCATGCGCTCCATTGCCGACGCGTCAAAGCGGTACGTGATCGCCGTGGAGTATGCAGCATCAAGGGAAGAGGCGGTCGAGTACCGGGGACACACGGACAGGCTTTGGCGCCGGCCGTTCGGAGCGCTCTACGAGGACGCCGGGCTGAAGATCATCGCTACGGGCCCGCTCCCGAAGGCGCAGGGATTCGACGACTGCCACTATTGGCTGCTCACAAAATGAAGCGGATTCACGAAGCGCTGACCGTGATCTGCTTCCTGCTCGGCATGATCATCACCCTGCTCTTCTGGATCGCCCTGAAATGATCCGGTGCCGCTTGTGCGTCATGCCGACGACCCGCCCGGATACCGCGTTCGTGGATGGCGTGTGTTCGGCCTGTATCTCATACGCGAAGCGACCGGTGATCGACTGGGAAGCGCGGCAGAAGGAACTGCTGCGGCTTCTCGACAAGCACGGCGGGCGTTGCATCGTCCCGTCGTCTGGCGGTAAGGACTCTACTTACCAGGTGCTCACGCTGCTTGAGCTCGGGGCCGATGTAACGGTGGTGACAGCGACGACATGCCATCTGACGCCAATAGGGAGGGCGAACATTGACAACCTCGCGCGGTACGCGCGGACGATCGAAGTTACTCCTAATCGATCGGTCAGGGCGAAGCTCAATCGTCTGGGAATCACACTGGTCGGCGATATATCGTGGCCCGAGCATGTCTCGATCTTTACGACTCCGTTCCGTGTCGCGCAGGCGCTCGGGATCAAGCTTCTCTTCTATGGCGAGTGCCCGCAGACTGAGTACGGTGGTCCGCTCGGGACGGAGGAAGCGAAGCAGTTGACGCGCAGATGGCGAAGCGAGTTCGGCGGGTTCCTTGGGCTTAGGCCTGCTGACATGGTTGGCCAGGACGGAATCACCGAGCGCGATATGCAGGACTACGTGCTGCCGGAGAAGGATGAAGCGGAGGCCTATTTCCTGGGGCAGTTCATCCCTTGGGATTCGGAACGCAACGCACGCGTCGCAAAAGAGGCCGGAATGCGACAGGAACTACCGAGCCCTGCGAACTGGTGGGAGGCGGAGAACCTCGACAACGCGCAGACCGGCCTGCACGACTACTTCGGCTTCCTGAAATACGGCTATGGACGCGCGGCGGCGCAACTATCCGTGGACGTGCGCCGCGGTAAGCTGACGCGAGACGAAGCGCTGAATATCGCTGAGGGACGCGACTGGCGATTTCCGTCTGTCTACGCAGGCGTACCGGTGGAAGAGGTGCTGGAGCGCATTGGATTGTCGCGCAAGCAGCTCTCAGAGATCGCCGACCGCTTCACGAACTGGGACATCCTCGAGCAGCACGGTGGTGCGGTGATCTGGAGGGAATGATGCTGGCCCACCGTGTGATTCCGACGATCCTGTGCCGAGGCCGAACCATGGTGAAGGGTAAGCGCTTCGACTCATGGCGTTCGGTGGGTGTTGCGGCGCAAGCGGTCCGGGTGCACCAGGCGCGCGGTGTGGACGAGGTCTGCCTGCTCGACATCGGTGCGACGCCTGAGGGTAGAGGGCCGGACCTCGGGCTGATTGAGGAGCTATCCGAGGTGCTGTTCGCGCCGCTTGCGGTGGGCGGGGGGGTACGTACGGTTGAGCACGTGCGAGCACTGCTTAAGGCGGGCGCGGACAAGGTGGTGATCGGCACCGCGGCCGTGGAGGACCCACACTTCCTGCGCAATGTCGCAGATGTTGTTGGTTCACAGGCCATCGTGGCCGCACTCGATGTGCGCGGCGACTACGAATATGGCCGCTGCGGTACATGGCCAGGGGTGGGTGGGGTGATATCGGTAGCAACCATGTACCGACAGATGGGGGCCGGCGAAATTCTCCTAACGAGCATTGACCGCGAAGGGACTATGGACGGCTACGACCTCGACCTAATTGAGCGCGTGGCGACGGCTGTCGATATCCCGGTCATCGCGCATGGCGGCTGCTCCGGCTACGAGGACATGGCGAACGCCATCCGTGCTGGCGCTTCAGCGGTCGCTGCAGGGGCGCTATTCCAATTCACAGACGCGACGCCTAGGGCAGCGGCGGCCTATCTTCATAAACACGGAATCGAGGCGAGGGTATGAAGCTCATCGACGTCTATCAGGGCGGCAAGGTGGCCGCTGGTGCCATCGAGTTCCTCTACGAGCTGCTGAAGGAGAGGCCACCCGAGGCGAACATCACCCACACGACTATGCCGACTATCGAACAGCATCGGCAGTTCGTGCATCGTCGCCCGTACCGCGCGTGGCTGCTCATCGAAAACGACGCAGGCGAGCGCGTCGGCTGCCTGT